AAACCTCCGCCGGTCCCTGATGCACCAGATACGCCGGCTCCGTAATAGAGCATCTGGAAGTTGGCGCTGAGAATCATGTCCACGACATTGGACGGACTCATCACCTTCGTCGTGCTGGACGGAGCATTGATGTCAGCCGTAGCTGCGAAAGCAGGGATCGCTGCGTTCACGAAGGCCGTCGTCGCGATCTGGGTCGTGTTCGTGCCTGCCGATGCCGTCGGGGCGGTGGGCGTGCCGGTCAGCGCCGGAGAGGCGAGGGGGGCGAGGGAAGTGTCGGTCGGATGGACATGGTCGGCCCGGGCATACTTGAGCGACGTGCCGATGGTGGCCGAGCCGTCCATCACCGGGCTGGTCGAAGACGCCTGCCCGACGACGTAGGCCGTGGTGGCGATCTGCGTGGTGTTCGTATCAGCTGCCGCCGTAGGTGCTGCGGGGATGCCGGTGAAGGTCGGTGAGGCTAGCGGGGCGTAACCCGAAATCGAAGCACCAGCCGGAATGGTCACCGTACCCGTGAAAGTCGGGGAAGCCAGAGGGGCGTAGGTCGAAGCAGCCGAAGCCGTGGTCAGGTAGGACGACATTCCCGCCTGCGTCTGGTAGGTGCTGGCAGCGGTCGCCGTCGTCAGGTAGGACGACATTCCGCTGATGGTCTGGTAGGTGCTCGCCGCGTTGGACTGCGTAAGATACGTCGAGGCCGCGGCGCTGGTCGTCAGATACGACCCAAGTTGCGTCGTGACCCAAGACTCGGTGGCGTAGCCGGAGAGCGAGGCCGAGGTCAGGAAGCCAGAGGGGTTGCCCGACAGCGGGTAATAGGTCGTGGCCGCGTTGGCTTGCGTAAGATAGGTCGAGGCGGCCGAAGCGGTCGTCAGATAGGACGACATCCCAGAGATAGTCTGATAGGTGCTCGCCGCGTTGGCCGAGGTCAGCAGGCCGAGCGTGCTGAAGGATTTGTTCTTCCAGAGGCTCGTCGAGGACTCATAGGACAGCAGGTCGAGGTCGCTGGGGGTCTGGGCGGCGACGTTATGGATCTCGTCGAGCTCGTAGCCGTTCTGGACAGCGACAAGGATGACGCCCTGCGTAGGGTGTGAGCGGATGACGATACCGACATACACCAGATGGCTCGGGGCATATGGCTTGGTCGTCGTCCAAGTGCCGGCGGTCGTCGGGGACAGGTAGAGTTGAGCGCCTTCGGTCAGGGCGGACGTGTCGATGTTCTCAAGTTCTCCGCGGATCATCACGTAGCCGAAGCCGTTGTTTGCGATGGTCGTCTTGACGAAGCCGATGGTCTGGGCCGAGTTGGCGTCGTTGTTAGCCTGGGCGAGCGTGATCAGGGGCTTGTTGCCCGTGGCCCCGCTGACGTAGACGATGGACCCGGCAGGCATCGAAGAGCCGGACTGGTTGCGGACGTAGACCTCGAGGTTCTTGGCGACAGCCGTGCCGGCGGCGAGTTCCTGCTGCACGAAGGCGGTCGTGGCGAGCTGAGTCGTCGAGGTGAGGGTGGCCGCGGTTGGGGCGGTCGGGATGCCAGTCAGCGCCGGCGAGGCAAGCGGGGCCTTGAGCCCGAGCGCCGTGTTGAGGTCCGTCTGGTTCGACAGGGTGCCGGTGATGGTACCCCAGACGCCGCCAGAGGCATTGACCCACTCGGTGTTATAGTCGACGCCGTCAATCTTGGCGAGCACCTGTCCGGCCGTTCCGCCTCCAGGGACCCCCACGCCAGGGACGCCCACCGAGCCGTCCAGCGTGCCGGTGATGACTCCCGAGATGGTGCCCGAGATGGTCGAGTCGCTGTCGACGAAGGTACCCGAGATGGTGCCGAAGGTCGAGGCCGTCGAGGTGATCGTCGCGGAGGGCATGGGCGGCGATTAGACGGTGACGCTGTCGATGACGTTGACGCGGAAGATTTCCGAGCGCGAGATGCTCGTCGAACTGAAGGCGAACTTGATGTCCCACTTCCCGAGGCCGATGGCCCAGTTGGAGGTGTCGCCGGTATAGGTCACGGTGAAGGATAGGCCGTCGACCGCCTTGGTGACGGTCAGCGGGTACACGTTGCCGTCCCGGTCCTCGAAGGACGAGGTGAGGGTCGTGGTGAGCAGATTCGCGGGACCATCCACACCGGGCGTCCAGGTGAAGGTGCAGGCGAACGTATTGCCCTGCGAGACGGTTACGGTGTTTGAGCAGGTCATCGGGTCTTAAACTTGCCCCGATTGGAAGGGGGGGGTCAGAAGGCCGTCAGGAGGCCGATGCTGATGATCGGGTCGCTGCCAGTCGCCCCTGTCACCGTCTGTCCCGAGGCCGTCAGGTAGTCGGCCGTGATGGTGAACGAGTCCGGGCCGGTGATGCCCACGGTCTCGCCCACAAGCTTATCGGCCTCGCGCTGGTCAAGGACGATGTAATTGGTCGCGTTGCTCAGGTAGAAGGTCGGGCCAGCCGTATCGAAGACCACATAAGGCTGGTAGATGGCTGACAATTGCAGGGCGTCGCAACGGAAGAAGCCGTTGCCTTCGGTCGTCTTGAAGCCCGAGTTCCAGACGATGTTATGGTCATCGACCGTCCTGTCTTCGCCGCCGTTGCCCAGCGGGAAGCGCAAGGCACCCCATGTGGCGACGTAGGTCGTATCTCCGATCACCACGCCCATCAGATGCGGGCGTAGTAGTACTTCGCCGTCAGGCTGCCGAGCTTGAGGCGGTCGCCCCAGAGGGAGCCGGTGACGTACTGCACCACCGAGCAGACAGGGCCTGTACCCTCGGTCGCCTTAGCCAGGAGGACGTAGCCATAGGTGTCCGTGTCGCTTAGGGCCGTGTCCGAGCAGATGATGCGCGGATAGTTGCTCGAGGTATCGTCGGTGCTGGGGAAGTCTCCAGAGGTCGCGTCCTTGCCGGCCCGCAGGTAGATGAAGCACTCGTGCGTCGTGGAGTCGAAAGGGGTCAGCACCGAGATAGGCCAATTAGGCAGGCCGCCGGAGGTTCGGTCAAGTTTCACCCAGACGCTGTCTTCGTCGATCTGCGGTACCACGTTGTTCAGCGTGCCCGGGACTACTTGGAACAGCCACGCGCTGCCAGCCACGTCATAGGTCACGTTGACGACCTGAAAAGGATGGGTAATCATCCTATCATCCGCAGGCCATGGATCACCTATGTCCAGGCTTACACCGCTAGAGGAAGAGATGAAACGATAGCCGACTCCGGGTTGCATGGTTAGGCGGCAGGGTAGACGGCGGCCACGTATCCGTCTCGGCTGTAACGGATCTCATAGTTCACCTTGTAAAGAAGACCGAAGTCCTCGACGTTGACCTGGGCGAGCAGAAGTTGATTTCGCGAACCAGTAGCCGTCACGAAGGAAGTCCCCATGTATGTTGGCAGCATAGGGATTGAATTAAAAGAGCCGGTTCCGCTGGTTTTGCCGACCCTTTCGACGAGCGATTTAGGGGTGGCTTCGGTGCTGGTATAGAAAAAGCCAGAAAAGGAAGTCTGCGGTGCGAGGTAATTCGTGCGTCCGTAATAGAGGGGAGCATCCGGGTCTTTGAAACCTAGGAACTTTCCGCCAGTTGAACTTTGGAAGTGGGCTCCGTTCAGGCCCTTGAACTCCGTCGGAACGATGGTCGAGGCTGTGAACGGCGCCGCACCGGCGATGCCAGTAGTCGCAGTAAAGAAACTAGGATGCGTGCTGATATGCTCGGACGTCAGGCCTTGAGAGACGCCGACCTGCGGATTGGTCCTCGTTCCGCTGTTCACGGTGGGATCAATGCCGACATAATCGACGGTGACGATGGCTAGGCCAAGCGAGTCATAGGAGATGGTGTACTTATGGGCGTCACAGAAAGACGCACCGGAAAGAGGACATGTGGAACCTCGGTTGACCACCGATCCAAGAGACGCGCTTTGGTCTGCCTTCCAGACCACGGTGGCCGTAATCAATCCGTAGCCATCGTCGGAAAACTTGCCTCCTGGCTGTTGGACGGGAGTGGTGAGGGCGTTGCCCTGTGAGATGCGTGCCATAAATTATTTGAACTTGGGATAAGCGGGGACTGAATAATCAGGGCGTCCGTAATATTTGGTGAAGTCGATGTTTGCGGCTTCGGCACGGCTTGCGGCCATGGCACGCAGGTCGTCAGCGATTTGCTGTTGGATACGCAGCTGCTCATTCAGGATCACCATGCCAGGGCTTGCGCCGACGCCGATGACATTGGAGATGCCGTCAGGTCCTTTGAAATCAACCTGCTTGGGTGCGGCCGCGGCCTCGGCTGCCTTCTTGCTGGCTTCTACCGCGGGAGCGACGATGCGGGAAATGACAGCTTGTACGTCTGCGTCCTTGGACATGGCTTCGGCTGAATTGGCATCGAGGCCGAACTTTAGCCTGAATCCTCTGAAACCACCGATCTCTTCGGCCACACGGTCGCGCATACCCGGCTTTGCTAGCTCCTTCCTCGTCGTCTCTTCGCGGGAAGTCTTCGCCATCTCGCGCTCCTTGGCGTCCTGCTCTTCTGCGGCTTGCTTCCTTGCGAGGTAGACGGTCGTCGAGTCCAGGTATTTGGACTCGGCCTTCACTGCGAAATCAAAGGCCTCCTTAATGTCCTGCTTCCGCTTTTCAATGGCTGCTCCGATGTAGTTGATCGCGGTATTCAGCAGGACAAGCGGAGCGACAAATGACAGGGCTATATCCTTAAACGCGGTGCTGAACTTCTTCTGAATGTCCTCGACCTGCTTGCCGAAAGAAACGGTGGCGGACTTGGCCTTGTCCATCGCCTGCGGGACGTCGGAGGTGGTCTTGATATTGACTGTCAGGTCTTGGGCCATGTCAGGGTGTCGTTTCCTTTGCAGGATTGGAAGCGGCCGCAGCCTTCTCCTTGGCCTCCTCTTCTGCCATGTAAGCCTCCTCCTCCGGCGACATGATATTGATGTCGGCACCTTTGGTCACGGCGAAGGCAGAGTTGTACCAGATGGCCTGACACTCGGGCATCTCCCAGGCGCGCTTCTCGTCGATGCCGTTTGCGATCAGGTTGCAGATGATTGTAATAGGCCAAGGTATGCCACGAGAAGTACCGCCCTTGGTCTTGGACGATTGCTCCCAGAACTTCGGCCACTTTGTGACCAGTACGTATTCGGCAAACGCATCAAGCATCAGTTGAAAACGTGAAGGGTCTCTGGTCATCTGCATGATGAGCAATTTGTCACGCCATCCTATTTGCCCTAACGGCTCTTCGGCGCACACTTGGCAAGCAAAGATTATGTCGGCAGGAGTGACATCCCTATGGCCGTCCATAAGCGGCGAATTGAACGCCATCAGTCTGACCCGATATTTCAAGCACCATGGATACAGAGTTCGACCCAGCAACCTAAACGGCGCCGGGTCGATAAAGGCGTCAAGGAAGCGTCGGTCCATGCACCTAGTCTAGCCCTCGCGGGGCTAAGTCAATTAGGCAGGCGTGATGCCTTCGTAGTCGATGGCCGTCACGGTGACCGCGGTGAAGCCCTTGTTGGAGCCCTTCTCGTCAATCTTGGTGATGGTGCCGGCGAATGAAACGGAGGCGGAGCCGGACGGATAGGCCGTGGCGGCGTTCAGCGTGAAGCTGAGGGCGGCGCCGAGGCTCGGCATCGTGGAGGTCTTGCAGATGCCTTCGATGGTGATCTCGCTCTTGCGGTCGTCCAGGCGATGGGTCTTGGTCAGGCCGGCTTCGTCGACCACCGTGGCCTCGGCGTTGAACGAGGACGAGAGGGAGTACGACTGCACGTAGAGGTTCGTGACAGTACCGGCGACTCCGTAGAGGCAGGTCGTTCCGTTGTTGATGGCGGCCATTTGTAATTGCGGGCTTTGGTAACCTTAGGCGGCAGGCAGGACCACCAGCACGTCATAGCTGAAAGCGGTCGCCCAGGAGCGCTCGTCGACCCCTTCGTCCTCTGAGCCGATGGTGACGTCATAGCAGGATGCGTCAGCCCCCGCCGTGAAGGCCGCTTTGATGGAGGTAAGGTCACGCATGTTGCCAGCCAGGGCGGCGCAGCGGAGCCTATGATCGGCGAGGGTCGTGTCGTCGGCGTTCGAGAACAGGGTGATGCGGACCGAGCAGGCATAGTTGCCAAGCCCTTCGGGCAGGTCGCCGGGAGCCCGGGCGGACTCGCAGAGGACGATGGCCTTCGGCAGGGTCTGCGTCGTGGCGCTGTCCCCGGTCAGGAAGGCGATGGTCGTGAGGTCGGTCTGGGCGGCCAGATAGGTCGCCAAAGTGGACTCGACGATGTGGCGGATGCTCTTTGTGCCCATTTCCTTTGCCCGCTTTGGTAGGGAAAGGTGCTTGACGGATGCGGGCGGGAGGGTCTTACTTGGCTCGTTCACCGATGCTCTGCCAACAGGACCCAGTTCTCGCCGCCTTCTTCTCGATGTTCGA